TGTTGGCTCCAAAAGTAGCAAAGTCTAGTTTAGAAACTCCTAATCCATTAATAACGGTGCGAGTGTTTGCGTTATTTGCAGTATTAAATGCGGCCTGTGCCAACACATTAGCAGAATTTGCCTTATCGAATGAAGCAGCAACAGTTACAATCAAATTGTTTGCAGTTGTGTTTGCTTGATTCGCAATAATTACAGCAGAGTTTGCGGCATCATATGCGGCATTTGCTTGATTGTCATAACTTACTGCCTGTGCGGCAAATGTAAGTGCGGTATTTGCAGTATCATATGCAGAATCTGTTCTTTCTGATACAGCTGAAATTGTCGTTGCATTTGTATTTGCGGCACCATATGCTGATGTTGCATAAGTGCTAACTGTGTTTGCAAAATCATAAGAAGATTGAGCTAATACATTCGCAGAATTTGCCTTATCAAAGGCAGCGTTCGCATAAGTTCCTGCGTTAACTGCATTTGTATTAGAAGTGTTTGCTTGATTAAACGCAGCTTGTGCCAACACATTAGCAGAATTTGCTTTATCGAAAGCTGCATTTGCTTGTGTGAATGAAGATGTGATAACACCTGCATTAGTATTGGCAGTATCAAATGCGGCCTGTGCAATTACGTTTGCACTATTGGCTTTATTGAAAGCACCATTCGCATGTGCATAACCAGAAGTTGCCTTTGTGTCGGAACTATTTGCAGTCAGCCAAGATAGTGATGCGGTTGAAAGAGCATTATTTGCGGCATCATATGAACTATTTGCATGTGCATAAGCAGAGTTGGCAGTATTTCTGGATGCAGTAATAAATGCATTGTTCAAAGTGATGGTAACTGTATTGGCATAATCATATGCTTGTTGTGCCAATACATTTGCACTATTTGCTTTTGTGAAAGCTGCATTTGCTTGGTCGAATGACGCTGATGCAAAAGTTGAATTAGCAAATCCTGTGATTGCAGTATTTGTTACAGAACTGACACGACCATTTGCCGCCAAGGTGATAACTGGAACAAATGTTGAGTTACCATATACACCTGCGGTTGTTGAGATGGTTGTATAATCAAAAGTGTTTGCAGAGTTGGCAGCATCATAGGCAGTCTGTGCCAATACATTTGCAGAGTTACCCTTATCAAACGCAGATTGTGCTAAGACATTTGCAGAATTGGCTTTATCAAATGATGCCTGTGCAAAAGGTGCATTAGCTGTATTTGCGGCATCAAATGCTTGTTGAGCAAGAACATTGGCACTATTTGCTTTTGCGAATGCTGCGGTACCTATTGTTTCTGTGTTGGCTGCATCATATGCTTGTTGCGCCAAAACATTTGCAGAGTTGGCCTTATCGAAGGCTGAAGTTGCATATGTTGAATTTGCAAAACCAGTAATTGCAATATTTGATGCACTAATAACACGACCATTTGCAGCCAAGTTAATTGACACAACAGAAATAGAATCACCATAAAAACCAGCAGAAGTTGCAATGTTTGTGGTATCAGTATTTGCTTTGTCGTATGCGGCCTGTGCCAATACATTAGCGGCATTTGCTTGTGTAAATGCAGCATCAGTTTTAATGTTTATAGTGTTGGCAAAAGCATATACTGAGTCCACTTTGATGTTTGCAATGTTAGCAAAAGCGTAGGCAGAATCAACTTTAATGTTTGCGATATTGGCAAAAGCGTAAGCAGAATCAGCAATTATGTTGGCAGAATTTGCTTTATTAAATGCAGCATTGGCATGTGTAAAAGCAACAGTACCAACATTGTCAACAAATATATCTAAACTCTGTAGAGTTAATTGTTTTGTTGTTGGTATTCCACTACTTTTATCAACAACCACAAATACTGTGTTTTCAGCATTTGCGGAAGGTGATGGTAATACCGGTAAAGAGGTAATCTTTGTTGTTGACATTCTTGTGTCCTATTATGTTTCTACTGTCAATGTTAATTCGTTTTCTGCAATGATTTCATCTAATGTGATTTCTGTTGCGATAGCATCGTATATGGTATTTACAACCAATAATTCTTCATTGTTTGCAGTTATAGTGAACGCACTGGTAACCGCAAGATTTGTATTACTTATAATGCTCGATACAACACGAATTTGTGAGTTGACGGCAATATACGAACCAATAGTCATAATACCTAGACTGTTGGCAACATTAAATTTAGTATTTGAACCTGTCACATAAATGCTTGTGTTAACAATATTTACAAGACCAGAAAGTGTTTTAATATTCTTTGGTGCAACAAGTGTTTCGAGTGTCGCAACTGTTGGTTCTAGTTCGTCTAGTTTTGTTAATTCAGCATATGCTTTGAAACCGGCAGGGTGTAATAAGTCCTTAAATACTTTCTTATATTTAGCAAACTCTGTGGAAGAAGAAAGTAGGTAAGAATAGTTTACATAGTAGTCACGGCCTTGTAGTTTTCTATCTGAAGAAGATAACATACTATCAGAAGTTGACCAACGACCTTCAAGTGTTTCATATGATGGGTTCAATGTAACATTTGCTGTTGCACTGCCATCACCATATGTGGTCAAATCTACAGAAGGTACAACTTTAATTGCTCTACCTGGATTTGTAACAAGGATTTCTTCAATTTCACCTGGTCGTTTTGTACCTTTGGCTAATAAATCTTCACCATCACCCATAGTTGTGGTAACTTCAATTATTGCACCAAAACCACCAGATGAATTTACTGTTACTGTTGGTAGTTTATCATTTGAGTATCCTTGACCACCAACTAAACTTTTACCCAACTTTCTAATTGGTACTGCTGAATAAATTTGTGTCCAACCCGCAGAGGTAACATTCAAAGAGGTGTTTGATGCAATAGTAATAACTTTACGAGTATCGTATCCAACCATAATTTCATCACCTGGAACCAATTCTGTATCAAATGAAGTTCCAATACCATGAACCATTACATTTGAAACTGCGGTCACATTTACATTACCTGTAATTTTATTTGGTACAAATTTGACTTCTGTAATACGACCAGCTGTTGTTGCCTTTGAAACGATGGCTGATGCACCAGTACCAAATGACATTGGTTTATTTGTGAATTGTAATTCATCAAAGACTGAGTAACCGGTACCACCATTACGAACAACAATTTTACCTAGTGAACCAAATGTGTCAATCGTCAATATTGTCGATGACGGTGTATTTGCAGTCAAAGGTGCAATTGTTACATAAGCAGGTGCCGCATTAAGAACTGGTGTAGTTGTAACAACAACATTGGCTGCCGTGATTGTGACATTAGAAATTTCACCGATTGAAATATATTTTGTGTTTGAAAATGCAGTTGATATTACTGAGTTAACATTAATTATAGCTGATGGCGCAATGTTACCGGGAAAATACCAATCGGCGGTTAATACTGTATTTGCTGGGTCAACATCTGTAATAATATTAGTATAAATTTGAAAGACGTTTACTGTGTTTGCAGAATTCGTATTAACATTCGCAACAGCAAAATCTAATTGAGTGTCGGCATAATCTACAGCAGCGATTCTTTCACCAACCATAAACCCTGCACCACCATCAGTAACAATAACTTGGTTAATTACACCCTTAAATGTCTTTGAGATTATTGCAGAAGGATAAACTTCAGCAATTGGTGCATTGACAATAACTGGGTCACCAACATTATAGTTGGCACCACCATCAATAATATTAATTCTTAGTACATTAGAAATTGTGGTGACAATTACATTTACCAGAATATCATCAACAAAAACACTGGTAAGTACTTCTTCACCGTTTGTAAATGTGTCAATAAGAGTTTTGTCATTGATGTATAACTCAACAACTGTTTCTGTATTTACAATCTTGTTTGAAACTTTTTCTACAAGAGCTGTGGCACCAGATAATACACCAGTAATTTTTCTATTGGCAAATATAGTTTTATCAAGTGTCTTGTGTAAAACTTTGATATTGGAACCAGTTATAGGTGCTGTATTGAAAACTAGTTTCTTTGATTCTTTTCGCACATAGAATCCAGTTGTTTGCAATACGTCATTCACATAAACTGAAATTTGAGAAGAATCTAATTCCTGTAGAATCTTGAATTCTTTTGTTGTTCCATTACCAGTATAGTATGAGTAAAAATTTGATGAAACTTTTAATGTGTTTTCAATTTCCCACTTACCATCAGAAGCACGAAGAACATTATTTTTTGGATAGGTAACTTGTAACTCTTGCCCAAACATAAATCGGTACAAGAGTTTGAATGATGCCTCTGAACCAGTTGAAAGGTAAAGAGGTAGAATATTTTTAATAAGTGCAGCTTTATCTACCACAACATCTCTAGGCACCAATGATGCATATGTGTTGAAGAAGTTAATTTCAAAGTCATCAATTGAATCGTCTACATCTGAAATGTAACGTAAATCTTTTGATTTTGCAGTTAAATCATTTAATTGTGTACCTTGTTTTTGTTCAAGGTATTCATAGTATGCTTCTAAGAAATTAATGAAAAGAGGATACTCTTCCCGAACAAATTCGGGAACTTGATGATTAACAAGTAATGATGTTAATTTATCGGTCATTAGATTTCTATTAATTCGGTTGAAATAGATGTTGAATCTGTATCGTCAATAGAAATGATTGTATTTTTGTTGGAAGACAAAATACCTCTTTCAGATTCAACAGTTAAACGAATTAAGCCATCACCAGAACTAACTGATAAAATTCTTATATCATTTAGTGTGATTGTGCCCAAAGCATAATCTATTGTTCCAGCATTTTCATTTACAACTTGTCTCTGTACAAATTCATCATAATAAATTGTACGAAGTGTTCCATATTTAGCATCTAGTACACCAATCGCAGTTGCACCATAACCACTACCACCAGAAATTGATACTAATGCTCGTGTATAACCAGAACCACGATTGGTTACTGTGATACTATCGACACGGCCATTTACAATTGTTGCAATTGCGGTTGCACCTGAACCATCACCAGTGATTGTTACTGTTGGTGCAACAAGATATCCAGAACCACCATTTGTTACTTCAATACTTGTAACACCAGTATATGATTGTGGAATTTCTTCTAACAAAACTGTTCTTCTTGTTCCAAAAGGATCAAACACATCAAACTGTGTAGAAGTCATTCTATTGGTAATTGTGCCTCTATGCAACTCGGCATTGAAGTTGATTGTGTATGATGAAGAAGACAATAAATTAGGTTCAAATCGTTTTTGTAATCTGAGAATTGTTTCAGAACCACGAATAGCATTTAAGTCAACACTATCAATACTATCTTGTAATTTTGAAAGAACAAATGTCGAAGCAAACTGATTTAGATTGGTTTGATTGTATAACAAAATGGAATTACGAATTGAGTTTTTAATGCTTTCTGCATTTTGTGTTGTTTTCTTCTTGTCATATTCAACATAATTTGCAACCAACAAATACAAATACTCAGGGTCACGAATTACGGTATCAACAGAAACGATTGACTTTGGAGAAATAATCTCATCAATAATTCTTTGTTTCTCTGTTTCAGAAATGTAGTAATCTTGTTTTGGTTTCAATGCAATATAAACTTTACCATAAGCCTTTGGTGTTTCTTCTTCACCACCCCATACCGAAATGGAGTCAACTGCTGGATAATTTTTTCTTATGTACGATTCATAATCTTTGGTTGTAATCAAACGATTTTGTGTTGCAAATTGTGCCGTTGAACCAAACTTAATATCATCAACAGATTCTCTCTCTGCACCACCAGATGCAGCGGAAACTGGAGTAACTGTAAAGTTAGTTTGAGTTTGATTCAGACTATCAGTTAAAGTTAAAGCACCAACAAAGTTATTTGCTTTGTTTGCAGATGTGCCGTTTGTTACCAAATATGTTACTGAAACAACAGCACCATCAGGTAAACTTTTACCAATTATATTGTTACCAAAATAAATTTGATATTGTCCGTTTTTAGTTTCTTGTAAATAATATACTTGTGAATTATTTGTAACATCCAAAATATCTGTAACTAAATTGTAAACTGCAATATCGGTTGTTGTCGATGTTGGAGAAACACCAACTTTAATAGTTGTTGTATCAATGTTGTTATCGGGTAATGTAAAAACTTGTTTTGGATTTGCAGATTGATTATGATTAAAACTGTAGGTTATTAATTGACCTTCAGAAATATCCAAATTTTCAAAATAGTAAGAACTATTAGCTTTGGTTACAGTTATGTCATCCAAAACAACAAAGTTATAAACCTTACTATCAATCTGATTAGATAAGAAAGAATAACCGGCAGGAATAGTCAATGTGCCATCTGTTGTTGTTGCAGCTGCCACAGAAAAATTAATTGTTGCAATTGGTGCCTTCATTGAGTGTGGCACATAACCCAAGGCCTTAGCATGAGAAACTACTGAGTCACGAAGCAATGCGGTATCTAAGAAAGATTCATTTGCAACCATATTAAGATAGTAGGCATTGTAATGTGTGTTATATGCCAAAATATCAAGCAATACATTCAGGCCTGACCCTTCAAAGTCATAGTCTGTGAATTGAGATTGTTGATTTAGAAATGTTTGTAGATTTGATTTTATAGTGTCAAAATCAAGTTCCGTAACTCTTAAACGGTCTGCCATGTTATCTAATCCGTTCTAGGAAAAAATTAATCGTAATTGGGTCTGGATTGTTTATCACAAAAAATTCTAATCGAATTTTGTATCCATTTTCATCTGGTGCATGAACAGCAACAACTGAAGAAATTTGAACCCTTGGTTCAAAATTAGTAATCGTTTCTTCAATTTCTCTCTCTATTTGTGCCGCCATTATGGAATCAACATTTTC